GTAGTTGCCCGGAGTGATCGAATTCAAGAATACAACCGGACGAACCGCAACTCCTGTTACTCCAACCTGATCGAAGCTAGTAACGATGTTAGGAGACGTATCCAACTGAGCCGCAACCGTTCCGCCAATCGTTCCCGTAACCGTAAGCGGGAAAGTAGGAACAGAGTTGTATCCGAAGCCGGGATTCAGAACAGAGACTGCGGTGATTGTTCCACCTGAGCCAACTACTACCTGAATGACTGCACCTAATCCACCATTGCCCAACGTGGCAGCAATCGGATAGGTTCCAGCTATCGCTCCAGTACCAGCAGCGGTGATAACTACCGTCTTGACCATTCCGGAACTTCCACCTGCACGCAGATAGCCAACGGTGCCCGTCTTGACGTTCGCAGCCGTAGCACCAGAGTCAACAAGCACTAGACGATAGCGCCCGCTATACAGAATGCCATTGACCCCGAAGGATGCATTTGCAGCTTCCTCATTGGTCGCGTCAAAAAAGTCGCCAAGGTTCAAGCCGCCTGCCGCGACAGGCTGACCGGAGTCAGGATCGGTGAGTCCGGTAGGCGAAGTGAAGTTCGCGTTGTTCCAAGCGCCCCACGTCGGAAGTGATTGAAGATTTGGCATTGCTGTTCTCCTTGTGCTGCTAAAACTTTGTTACTTCTAAAACTTGTTCTACAGAACTTTCAATCAACTCGCTGCTCATAGCTTCCACATCGAGCAAGTCCCAGCGATCTTCCATATCCCGCAAACGCCCTTCAGTCATCTTCTGGGCATACTTCTTATTTTGTGAATTGCTTTCATAGCCACGGTGTGTAAACCAAACCGTCTGTCCTGCTCCCTTTGTAGGGAGAATGAAAAACCGATTTTCGTCGATACCCCAAAGAATAAAGAAGTCTGCAACTTCAGAGTATGGACGCAGAGCGGATTTACGGTATCTCTTAGAGAGGCTATCCCATGCTCCGCGTTGCAAGTTGAAAAGATAACCGGGATACTGGAAAGCCTTCGAGTGAACTCTTAGGTGAGAGCATTTAACTTGAATGCGTAGCCCGTTTCCAAGCATGACATCGAAGCCGCCATCGACAGCAGGAAACATCACATTATGGCCCAAGAGAGACAGTTTTGACGCCACCGCATATTCCGCAGCCTTAGCCTTCAACTGAAACTCGTTTCCGAATTGTGATATCTTCTTTGTCATTGGTTGATTTCTCCTAGTTACAGTATAAAGTACTGCAACCAAGATTACGAGCTAAACCCAAAAGAATAAGCATTATGGCGTGGCTGAGCGCAGTAGAGGTTGATTCCCAAGCGCATCATGATGCCGTCCACCGAAACGTTGTTCTGCTGCGGAACACGGCGCACGCCAAACTTGAACCCAGACTTGTTTGTCGGACGAACCTTGAAGCTCTCAGGCTCAAGGAAGTACAACGCTTCTGAAGGCTGAATGGTTGTGTTCGACGGTAGACCAGAGTTGGTTCGCGAGAAGTTGATTGCTCCACCCTGCGCGTTCGTGAACTGAGGCGTCGTGAATGGAATCGTCGCGGTGCTCGATCCTACGCCGTCCACCAAGCTCGTGTTACCAGCCGCTCCGCCTGCTGCCTGACCCAGAGGAATGTAATACTGGGCGGTTGCCGATGGCGCGAGAGGATCAGAGTAGATTTCTACGCCGTTGTAGCTGAAGGCTACCCACTCAAGATCGTGCTTCTTCAACTGGATGTCACGGCGCTGCGCATCGAGCGCAATCGCGATAGCCGCAAAGCCGAAGCCGTTCGTGATGCCCAGCGTAGGCTTGCCACCGCAGGTTGTGATCTGTGTCCAGAGCTTCTGCAAGGAAGCAACGTCGATCTGTCCTGTTCCGCCCGAGGCTGTTCCGAGATACTGAGGCGTCGAGTTCCATGTGATGCCGACGTTCCCATTCCTCGTCTGCCCGCCGTAGGTCGTATAGCGGTTGCCGTAGAGCGAAGGATCGATGCCGTTATTCAGCGCCTCATCCAGCCCGTTCGAGCACTTGATGCGGTTGTCGCTGATGGTCGCATTGTTTGCCTGCCCGTGACGGAAGGAGTCCATTTCGAGCATGGTGTTGATGTTCATCACCATGTTCTCCATATAGAGACCGTACACGTCTGCAATCTTCGCAGGGCCGGAGTTAATCACGCCGCCCGTACCTGAGCCGTCGTCCATTTCCCACTCGTCCATCGGGAACCACGAGACATACAGCTTCGGATAGAACTTTACCTTGGTGTCGATCTGCTGACGAGTCAGCGTAACCGTCTGTCCGGGATTGACAGCCGCGCCCTGAGCACGACCGTACTGGATGACTTCCGTCATGCCAGCGCCGCCAAGGAAGTCTTCCCACACGCCCGCCCTGCGCAGCTTTGCTTGGAACGGAGTGTCAACGAATAACTGATTCCACACTACGTCACGTCTTACGCTTTCGAGGTTGTTGGCTGTTATTTCCCCGAACTGTGGATCATTTGGAAGGCTCATTGTTTCTATCTCCTAATTGCCTAAAACTTTTTATACTAAGCTGCTGTGCTTGCTTCTTCATTCGCTGCAATACTGGTCTGAATATCCTTACGCATTGCAACCTGCCGCTCTTCGCGAGAACCATAATTCAATGGGTCCTTACGTGTTCCTTCTGCAACAGCTTTCTTTATATCTGGGTACTCACTGATCGCCGCACGGCGTACATCAGGATTGTTCCCACCACGCTCAGAAATTGTCTTAGCCTGCTCTTCGAGCTTCTTCTGCCACTCAGCGTCCTTCGCTTTCATCTTCTCCTCGTAAGGAGCGACGGCGGCGGCGGCGATGCTGGCTGTTTTTTCTGCCTCAGCCTTAGCCTGCAATCCAGCAGCCTTGGTTGGGAAGTTATACTTGCGAGCTACATAATCACGGAAAGGAAGCTTATTGGCTGTTGCTTCCTGAGCCAAGTTACTGATCGAATCAGGAAGGAACTGACCACCGGACAAGCGCTGATACTCCTGTAGCGCCCAGACTGAGTTATCCAGTCCTTTGCCGAGACGATCTTCCACATCTTCCATACGAAACGTTGGGCTACCGGGTGTCCCACCACCGCCTGCTACAAATTGTCCTCCGGCATTGCGCACTGGAGGAGTCACAGCGGAAGGAGTAAATAAGGGAGCGTCAGAGGCGATAAACCCAGACTCTTTCGCAGCCTTATTCTGTTCTTGATAGAAAGCCGCAAGCGCCTTAGAATTGGCAATCTCAGCTTGCAGAGCCTTCTCTTTGTCTTCCCATCCCGTCAACGACGGCATGATGGTGTCGTTGTAGAATTCTGAGTTGGCTCGCTGCGCTAATTCAGCAGCGTCCTGTGATGCCTTCGCCGCGATTCTTTCCGCCGCCGCCGTCTTAGCAGACTCTGCTGCGGCTGTGCGCTCCGCTTCGGCGGTCGTCAACACGCCAGTGAACGCGGCTACAGCCTTCGCATCCAAAGCTGCAATCTGCTCTGTGGTCAAACCGGATTGGAGTAGAATTTCTGCGACTGTCATATTGGTATATCTCCCGGAACTCTAATTACTGGTTACTTACTGCGCTGACTGACTTGGAGAACTTGGCTGTGAAGGACTTACCATAGCCGTTTGCATTTCCTGAATACCCTCGCTCACCTTACCTGCTCCCGATGCCAAACGCGGGTCTGAAGCTGCCATCTGTTTAGCAGTCTGATACCAACGAGCGAGAAGCATTTGAAGTGGATTTGCAGGGGCTGAGGAAGGAGAAGGTTGCTGACCACCGTCTCCACCTTGTGGGGCTGAGGCCGCTCCGCCAGCATCCGGTGGAGGAGTGGAGCCTTGCTGTTGCTGTGGGTCAGGCATTGGAGCTGCGGCCATTTGTTCCTCACAAAAAAATCCATCGTTGGCGTAATAACAGCCGCACCCCTTATGAGAGTGCGGCTGTCAGGATTACTTGCGGACTACTGCCTTTTTGCTGTGAAGAACCTTGCGGGCAGACTTGCGGCTCTTCTTGGTGCTCTTCTTTGCGATGTGTTCTGCGGAAATCTTATGACGCTTGGCCATGATAGGCTCCTTGTGGGTTTTTCCGGAAGAAGCCAATAAAATGGCCCCACACCGGAGTTCCGGTATTGGAGCCTCAATAGCATCCACGCAACGTGGGTATTAAGCATCTCACTAATTTCAATTCCAAAGGTAAGGCTAAAAGGTTGTTTGTGTCAAGCGATATTGTAAATTATTTTTAATAGCGCAGGAATTATGCCATTTCCCTAGTTCCCACGCCGATAATTTTTCTAACATCCTCAGATTTTTTCTCTGAAATATGTGTTTTCTGCTCAATATTCACGCCCATTATCCCCCCTTGATTATAAACGGCGACAATCTTTCCTGTGGCTTTAGAGGAGCGCATGAGGGAATCAAGAGCGTTAAGGTCAGTGGGCAAGGAAATAACCACCTCAGTAGTAAGGACATCCTTCTGCGACTTAATATTGATTGGCATTTACTGTTATCTCCTGTGGTTCCCAGATGCTATTTACAATTTACGAATCGCGAACTACCTTATCCGCTCTGACTAACTACTGACCGTGGTTCCCCGCCCTTGGCTCCTTTTTGCTTCACACGAGGGGCTTTAGTCCCACTAGCGGGCCTTCCACCACCATGCGGTTTAGCTCCACCAGCATCTCCACCGCCCTGCAACTCCTGAGGATCAATTCCCAGTTTCTTCATTGTCTGCATGAGGTCAATCTGAGCAAACATCTTGAGTTTAGCGAGTTTTTCATCTTCTTTAAATGACTGCTCCTGCTCGCCCTCGGCATTATTAATGTCCATCGCCTTCATGATCGTAATCCATGAAATTGGTGCGCCGCCCTTCTTTAATTGCAGCAGCATCAATTGGTACTGCACCTGAGTTACCTTGAGCAGTGTGCTTGGAACCGAGACTAGCCTGATCTGCTTTACAAACCACCTAGCCCGTTCGAGTTGCGTATACTTCGATTCCGTTTCCGGGAATCCAGCACCTACCATCTCATCTGGTAAGTGGCTAGGAACGAGGTCGTTTGGGTTGTAGTCAAACGTCTCCGCAGCCATATTCTCCGGACCTACATATTCCATGATCCTTTGAGTGTCAAACCATTGAAGAATAAGATACTTTATCCTAAGCCCGACAGATTTATTCGCCTTCTCAACCCTAGCTGCAATGCCTTTTCCTACCGGCCCAATAGTTTCCATCATCTTGTCGGCAGTATCTGAGGCGATCTGGAGTTTCATGTTCGCGCCGAGACTTCCCAAATCTTCCAGACCGAGTTGCTTACCTTCCTTCTCGTTGAGGTATTTCAGGTAGTTGAAATGCTCACTTCCTACGCGAACCTCATCCGGCAGAATCGATTGGAATGTTTCCTTCGGCTTTCCATCTACTCCTAGCCGCACATCCGGCTCGAAGATGTCGAAGTGCTCAATCTTAGGTCCACCTGTATCCGTATGGTTGTAGCCCATTGGTGGATTCATGGTGGCGGTCAGGACTTGATCCATCAACCGCTCATGCTTCCTGATTGTCGTTTCAATGCTGGCTACGTCGCCTACGATAGACCGTCCTAGCGGCTCCCATGCCCAGTCATCCACCGTGTACTGGATAATTGGCATACGAGGGTCCCAGTCGAAAGCTGGACCGTCGTACATAGGCTTACCCATACCCGTTGAGGTAATGATGAGCCGCAGATTTGGGTATACCCGGCAATGCTCTGGTCCGGCAGGTATATAGTATGGTTCCCCATTCCTCATCCCTCCAAAGATTCTTTGGCCAACATACGGGACACGGTAGAACCATGTGGTCCCAACGTCTCCCATTGGGAGTTCGTATCCTGTGTTGTTGATCCTCAAGTCCCGCACGAAGGTGTAACGGATTTCGGCGTAGAGATTGCCAAATGTCCTGCCCACATCTCCGTAACGGTTCCTCTCCGCATAATCGACTCGCTGCGCCTGCATCCGCGTCTGGTAGTTCCGACGCATCCCCACCGTCTGAATATCTCTTTGAAAGCGTGGAAACCGTCCATGCGCCTCCGCAATAGGCATGTAATCGTAGATTGTGACCGCGTAGGCATCCTGAATATCATTGGTGCGGGAAGGAATCTGGGTAGGAATCACGTCTAATAGTCCTAGCGCGTCAAATTCCATCCTCCTCTCGCCGTACCCGTACTCCGTCGCTCTAACCTTCGGCCACAGATATCCAATCCCCATAACGGAGGCATATTGCAGGACTTTGAGGATTTGAAAGGGGAAATCGCTTTCGAGATAAACGCATTTGCTGACTTTCGTCAACATCTCGGACATTTTCTTGTAGCTTGGGTTATCCGACCCATAACCCGCAATTTCTCTAACCTGCGCCAGTGTCTCGCAGAACTTCCGAATATCGTATTTGAGATTATTTGTTACGAGGCTGGAGCGGCATTTATCGTTGAATACCGCATTAAACACCCGCAAATTCTTGGGCAAATCCTTATAGCATTTCTGCGCTTCTAGAAAACCTTCACCTTCCTGAATTTGAGATTCTACCCACGCGTAAATCTCTTCAGGATGGGAAATGAAGAACGGTGCCTGCCAACTACTAGTTTCGTTTTTATCGCGAAACCAAGACGAGCTTTCTCCCATTATTGGCAACTGACACTCTAATCTCTC